AACCTCAAATTGTTAAAAGAAAGTTATGAAAAATATAAACAAATGTCAATAAAAAAATAAAAGTTTTTTTACTCGGTCAACCAAAGACCCTAAAATAAGGACTGGTGGACAAGGTGGATGTCCTAAAATTACACTAACAGTAATCAATAACAAAAGGGATCAAGCAATGGATTTACAAGAAATATTTGGCGAAGAACTTACACCTAAAGTAAAAGAGATAATAGGTGATAAGTACGAGATAAGGGAAAAATCGGAGGATTATATTACATTCAAAAAATCTGAGGGTAGCTACGTTAAGAGGGACGAATATAATAGAATTAATACCGAAAAGGGTAATTTAGAAGCTCAGTTGAATGACTTAAATAGTAAAGTCGGTAATCTTGATGAATTTTCAAGTAAAAACAAGGAATTAAAAGAGGAATTAGAAAAGATTAAGGCTGATGGCGAACTGCTTAAGCAAAATTTAACTTTGCAGAATGAAAGAGACCGGAAGAGAGCAAGGTTAGTGTTAAAAATTAATGCTAAAAATAATAACAACCTTGATAATACCGATCTTATAATGGCTAAATATTTTAATAACGATGAAACCATTGATAATATTCCCGAAGTGAATGGTGAGATAGTCGGATTTGACGAAATAATGAACCCGATTATTGATAAACATAAAAGTTTATTTGGGACTCAACAACTACAAGGCACTCCGCCCGCTAATGGTGACCCAACAGGTGGGAAAGGTGGGATTTCAGACCTTACGGATGTTGATAAACAAATAGCTAAGATGACAACTTTGAGCGAAGAAACTATCGCAGATATTAAAAAAAGCGATAAAGACAAATACGAAAAACTAAAAAAATTATATGCGAGGTAAGTAATGAGTCATCCTATTTATAGAGGCATTGATGGAAATGCCAATAGGTATGCAGAAGAACATCCGGTCGCAGCAAGCCAATACTTTAGACACGATGGTGTTAATTTAGTATATCTTGATGGTTCTGGACACGTAACTGGTGCATTAACGGCAACAGCTACAATTTATGGACGTGCATTAGTTCCAAGTGGAAGAGGTGCGGGAACAAGCGATAATTATTGGTTGTCAAGTGCTACGGCAGCGGCTGATAAGATAATAGTAATCCCCGTAAGCGCTGGCGAAAGATTCCTAGTGCCTGCCGATGATACGGTAACTACTGCAATGATTGGTAATGCTTGTGATATTATAGCTGTAAATGACGGCACTGCCGCAACAGCGGATGTTGGTACATCTTCAACAGATGTATTATTAATTAAAGGCGTTGGAACGAATTATGGTGGCGCTGCCACTGATGCTCTAGTCGCTATTAATCCATCAAAAGTACAGGCTGACACCTAGGAGGTAAGAGAAATGGCTGAACTATTAAGAACTGATTTTACCGAAGGTGTAAAAAAGGATATGTACAATTATTCTTTAGAATCTTATCCTGTAAAAGCTCCGGTATACGAACAACTATATGAATTATCGACTTCTGATAGTGCTTATGAACTAAGTACAAACGCTATTGGAATGGCAAAATTAACTGCAAAAGCCGAAGGAACTCCGATTGATTTCCAATCAACTACTGAGGGGTTTACTGTTGCGGCTAAAAACCATACTTATGCGGCTGGTTTAGAATTATCAATGGAACAAGTTGCCGATATGAACCCGAAAAAAATAGCTGATATGGTTACTGGTATGGCAGGGACTTGGACTGAAAAATATATACAAACTAAAGAAGAGTTTTATGCGAAAACATTTAATTACGGTGGTTACACTTCTGGCGATGCGCATTTTAATGCTTCGGTGGCTGGTTACACTGACAACTCTGCTAATTTAGTATATGATGGAAAACCATTCTTTAATTTAACTGGCAATACTAGACCATTGTTTCCCGGCGGAAGCGGTTCTAAATATAATGCAATAGCTTTAGGATTAGACGAAGCTAATGTGCAGGCGCTTTATGATTTAATTACAGTTACAAACGCTGTGGATTCACGCGGTGATAAAATTGTAATTAATCCTGACACTTTATTAATACATCCTTCGTTGAGATGGACTGCAATGGAATTACTAAAATCACAACAACAAGTTGATAGCGCTAATAATAACATTAACACCATATTAAATTTACTTAATTTAGTTGAATGGAGATATTTAGATACTTCCACTATGTGGTGTATTGGTCAGGCTAAAAAAGGTATCAAAGCATACGAAAGAATGCCATTAACGTTCGATTTCTTCGAAGATCCTATAACTAAAGGTTTCAAAGCTACTGTAATATCAAGATTTGGTTTTGAAGTGAATGACTTTAGATATTGGGGAGCTTCAAACGCACCAACAAGTTAATTAACGGGGCTATATGCCCCTTTTGATTAAAAGGATATAACAATGGATTATAAGAATATTACAGAGTTGCGGAAAATAGCTAGATTGAAAGGTATAAAGAATGTTTATGCCAAAAACGAAGCTAATCTTTTATATGAGTTAGAAATACAGGAATTAGAAATCAAGAAAAATAAAGAGCCTGTTATAGAGCCTATTATAGAAGATAATACCGATGACATTAAGGATGTTGATATGGGAGAAAGTCAACAACTACAAAAATCTGGATGGTATGTATTCGCAATTTATGTAAAGGATAATCAAACGAGACATAAACTAAAAAGGGTAAGCGAAGATTAAATTTCTTCGGGCGCTAGTCGTCCCTGTATAGGAGATAAAAAATGGGTTTAACTAAATATCCATATGGTGTATCAAGTTTTGGTATTCCTCAATTAGGCGGTGGCACTCCACTTGCGTTAGGCGATGTTTATTTTGTAGATTACCGTAATGGCGATGATACAAATAACAACGGCAAAGATCCTAGCCACGCTTTTAAGACGTTATCAGCTGCTTATGCTGCTTGTACTTCAAACAATGACGATATGATTATTATTGATGGTGATTCAACTGTGGCCGAAACTGCAATGATAACCTGGGCTAAAAATCGTATTACGGTTGTTGGTACTAATGGCGGTCGTCATTATGGACAAGCTGTAAAAGTTTCTATCGGTGTTACTACTGCTGCAACTGATATTGCATTATTAAAAGTGACGGGTGTTAGAAATAACTTTATCGGTATTAAATTTATAAGCAACAATACGGTTGCCGAAGGTCTTTATACAATTGCCGAAGGTGGTGAATATACGACTTATGTTAATTGTGAATTTTATAAATCAACTGATTTAGATGATGCTGGTGCAAGTGAATTTTTACATAATGGCGATTCAACTCAGTTTTATAATTGCACTTTTGGATCATCTGCAAACGAAACTGGTAATATTAGAGCTAATGTATTATTAACAGCTACTTTAGCCGGTAAGAAATGTAGAGATACATATTTTGAAAACTGTATATTTTTAGGCAAGGCAGATGACACCGACAAGGTATTTGTTTATGGTGCTAATGCTACGGATGTAGAAAGAATGTTATATATGAAAGACTGTTTGTTTATGAATAATGTTTTAGGTGCTGGCACTCCGGCGCACGCTGTTGGGTTTGGCGCTGCTCAGACTCAAGGTACGGTTATATTAAAAGACTGTGCAAGCGTTGATTGTACTGTAATGGCTCAAGCCGCTGTTGGTATTTATGTTGCTGGTGCTGTTCCTACATTTGCTACAACTGGCGTATCGGTTGCTAGTTAATGAGCATTAACAAAAAAATATTCGATAAGGTTGATACGGTGTGTTGCGTTTGCGGCACACCCTTGACCACTCCTAATGATCTACATATTGGAGACAAATATTATTGTGTAGATGATTATGAGCAGGAATTAGAAAAACCAATTAATACTAAAAAATCAGAAAACAACAAAAGATTTAAGAAAAATTTTAAGGGGTTCGGTGGTGAACTATAAAAAGATATTAATATTATTGTTGTTTATCGGTTGTATGTTCGCACAAAACACCGATAAAGAAACTAACCAAAAAAGTTCCGCTTATACTCTGTATCATTCATTCGAAACTACTTACGATGTGTTAAGGGTAAAAAACATAGATGCTACGGGGGCGTTTGTAACGCCTTCTTATCAAAGGTACTCAACATCTGATAGTTTGTTCGTTGCTACTGCTGCGGATACTTTAACAACTACCTGGGATAGTTTGGGCGCTGAAATAGATATGAGAGGATATACACAATTAAATATATTTGTGACTCTTGATATTAATTCAGGTACTAATCCTAGAATCAGGGCGTTAGGGAAATACGAAAGTGGTGGTGCTGACGAGTATAATTTTGTTATAGAAACTGTAAGCGCAAGTGATGTAAAAATTGAAGATGAATATTTGGAATTTAATGCGGATGCAGATCAGAAAGTTATTATTAAAGTTGAAACTGACGGAGTACCTTTTGTCCGATTAGAGGGTTACGGGTCTTTGGGTGGCGGTTCACAATATGATAAAATCTATATAAATAAAATCTGGAAATAATATGAGTGGATCAAATAAAATATCTGTTGGCGATAACAAGATTGATAATCAAGCTACTTTAGGGTTAGCTGGCGTTAGTAATTCTTTAGCTTATAGAGTCCACGAAATAGAAAAACATTTACATAACTATGAAAAATGGTTCGGTGCTGCTGCCTCTGCAAGTGGCGAAACGCACGTAGCAGATCGTATGGACGGTGCTATTACTCCATTTACTTTAACGGCTGGAAATAATGCTTTTGGTTCGTGGGTTCAAATATTAGGCAGTTCTGACACGCCTGTGACAAGTGGATCGGTAAAATATGATGTCCATAGAATTATGGTAACGGCTACAAATAGCACTAATCCATATATAGTACAGATCGTATGTGGTGAATCTGCCGATATAGCTGGGAAACTAACAGTTGAGCAATACAGTGAATTTGGTTATATATCAGCATCAAACAATAATGATTCTGGTATAACCGATGTTCTAGAACCCAGACAACTAACAGGCTGTAAAGTTTGGGCTAGGTGTGCTTGTGTGGGTGGGAATGGGACTACATTAGCATTTTATTTCGGCATACACGAGTATGCAGGTTAATTAATGTCTGGTAATAGTAAAATACGATTAATAGAAAAATGCGGGTCTAATTTAGATTCTGAGACAGCGACTATCTTAGCCGATGCAGGGGTTTATTATCAACTAAATGGCACTTTTTCAAACGGTTCAATAAATGGATTCTCATTAAACGCTAATGGAGCAATAACTTATACAGGTGCTGGCGGCACTTTTTTATTCAATGGTGCATCAGACTTAAAATCAGATAAAGTTGCCGAAATTACATACGCTTTGTTTTGTGGTGGGATTAATACTGGGAAAACAACACCAATACAATTTAACCACGCTAATGCTTATATTGGTATTGGTATTACCGGATTGGTGGATTTAGAGAATGGCGATATATTAACAGTAAGAGCAAAAAGCGATACAGCAAACACTACAATAACAGTTTTTAATTTACGTGTAACCTTTTGGGGTGAATAAATGATACTCAATACAACAGACGCAAAAAATATATTGCAAATTTCAGGATCGGGTTTTGACACTGCGATAGGATTAATTTTACCTCAATTAAACCAATGGGTTTTAGATTATTGTGGCTATCCTTATGATGAAACATCTATAACTTATACAGCTAATACAATAGCTTTTAATGAATCAGCCGGAACAATAACAGATACAGCCGAAGGGTTCGGAAGTTTTTCAAACTCCATTGATGTGCTTATAAGCGGTTCAGATGATAACGATCGAATCATCTCTATTACTACAAGCGCCGCCGGTACTTTAACGTTAGATACCGGATGGACTTTAATCGAAGAGGCTTTAGGCGATTCAATTACGATAACTCGTATAAGATGGAAGGATGGTCTTAAAAATGCGGTTGCGATGGCATTAGCTGAATTATTAGAACCTGAAAAATTAGCTGGTAAGAAATCAGAATCGTTAGCTGATAGGTCTGTTAGTTATATAACTGGTATTAATACAACTTCATTTAGCCCTCAGACAATGGCGTATTTACAACAGTTTAGAACTGTTAGGTGGATGCGATAATGAGAATTATTACTAATATAACCGTAGCTGTACAAGAAAGGACGGAAGCGTTTACTAATGGTCAAAAGTCTATTAGTTGGGCTAATAAAACAGGTTTGGCGACTGTATCGGCACGTAAGAGACAATTAAGCGGAACGGAAGTAATTCAGAATGAGGGTAAAGACTATATTTCAACAGATAGGTTTTATTTTAATGATACCAGTTTAAGTATTTTAGTAGGTAATAGAATAGTGTATAATTCACAAAACTATTATATACTTAGGGTCGACAATCCTCACGGATTAGGTAAATTCCTACAAGTTGATACGGCTTTAACTTATGACAAATAAATGGAATATAGACGGGGCTTTAAGAGATATTAATAATGATCTTGCAAGGGGTTTGGATAAAGCTTTAATCCATTTAGAAGCCGAAGCGGTTGCAAGAATATCTGGCAAACGTGAACCTGAGATGCAAGCAGTTGACACAGGGACGGCAAGAGCGGCTATAAATCACGAGAGAATAGGCTTAGACGGTTATTTAATAGGTGCTATTGAGTATTTTTTCTTTATAGAATTTGGGCGTAAACCTGGCAAAAACCCTCCTATACAACCAATAAAAGATTGGCTAAAAAGAAAGGGGTTAGACGAAGGTTTAGCATATCCAATAGCTAAAAAGATAGGACAACAAGGTATTAAACCAAAGCCTATATTAAGAACAACAATAAACAAAAATTTAACTGAGATAAAAAATATTATCCAACGAGAATTAAATGATTGAAGCTATAAGACTAGGTATTTATAATTTAATAACGTCTAACAATGCGTTTAATACTTCTTTAGGCGGGAATGCTGAAACAGACGGGCGTTTTTATTGGCAAGAAAGACCAAGTGGGAACCCGGTTTATCCTTTCGCAGTTGGTTTTTTAATATTTGCGCCCGTAACTAGAAATTCTGAGAATGTAGAGGAAAACATTGATTTCCAATTATCTATATTCCAAGATGAAGATTTAGCAAGCGGGGAGTATATAGACGCTATATCAGATAAAGCGACTGCTTTATTAGACGACTCGGAGGCAAGTTTAAGTTTTGTAGGATATAATATAATGCGTATAGAAAGGGTATCAAATTTAAGATTAGATGATACTGACAATATAAAACAACGAGTAATAAATTATGAAATTCAAGTACAAAAACAATAGAGGAATATAATGGCTTGTATAACAGATAAGACGGGTAATTTTAGAGCCTGGGTTTTTCCCAAAAGTACAACTACTACTTTTAGCGTTGTAGCTGATTCAGCGGCTAGAGATGCTCTCTCAAGTCCGGCAAGTGGTGATAAAGCATATCAAAAAGACGATGGTTTAATGTATACTTATACATCATCCTGGGCGGCTGACACTGCAAGGGGTAGAGCATTTAAGACAGCTAACTTTAATAAAGATAAAACAACCGAAGATTCAACTAACAGTGAAACAACAGGCGATATCAGAACAATTATATCTATTAGAAACGAAACGACATTGGCTTTAGATGGTGCGCCAGTTTATAACGGTTCTGCAGAAGTATCCGGTAAGAATGCAGCCGTAACATTTAATTCGGTAGCATATCCAACTAAAACAGTAACTTATAC